ACTCTTCTCTTCTATCTGAAACTTTTTCTAATTGAACATGTTTTCTAAAATTTTTAGTTTCAGATAAACCCATTCCGGCTCTTACTGCATTAAATAAATCTTCAACCTCTTTATATCCTTTAGGCATACCTTTTGCAAATGTTTTTAAATCATTGTCATTTGCAGCTGCCCTTAATTTAGATGCTGACATTCCAGTTGCTCCTTCAGCATCTGGATCTCTAGCTCCTGCGCTTTTAACAACTATTCCATTTTCAAATTGATAAAATCCATGTCTACCCTTTAAACCATTATATTTGTTTAAAAGCTTTTCAAATTCTAAAACTCTATCTTCACCCGCCACCATAGTTACTTTACTATAACCTTGATCATATAATTTTACAACTACATCAAAGGCATTTCTTACACCTTTGTCAGCCATAATATTTCTAGCATGTTTAGGAAACATTTTTCTTAAAAATTTTACCTTCAATTTAAAGTCTAAAGGATTCTTCTTTGGATCCTGACTTTGTGAAGGATATATCCTATATTGGCTTCCTCTAGCAATTTTTTTAATTGCATCCATAAGTTTTTCATGCCCAATGGTTGGTGGATTAAATCTGCCAAAGGCAAATACTATTTCACCACTATCCTCTTTCAAATAAGCTTTGAATGAATTAACTTTCATAATCTATTTTTTTACTTTATTTTTTTTAAGTTTTAATTTATCTGCTTTTTTAACACCCGGTAAAAGCTTCTTTGCAATTTTAGCAATAGCGCCTTTTTTCTTATCTACTTTCTTTTCTAGATCTGTACGAGCAGCAAATCCTAAATCACCTTTGGATTTACCTTTAAGAATTTTTTTAATGATTAGTTCACGTGCCTGTTTATTTGCACGTGCTTTTAGTTTTTCTGGGGAGGCAAGCTTTTTAGCAGCTTTTTTCCTGCCAAGCTTTATTTTTGCTTTATTTTTCTTGAACGCAGCTTTCATTTTCATACGAGTAGCCATTGACATAGCTTCGTCCTGCTGCACAAACTCTTTAAAAGTTTTCATATATCCTCGGTTATCCCATTAAATTAGTTAGGATTATCCCAACCTTTTATTATATCTTTGCTAAAATTATTAGTAGAAAATTCTAATCTATCAACAAGTTTAACAGCTCCACCTTCCATACGATCTATAGCAACAAAACCTTCAGGGTTGGTTACCTTAAATCCGGATTTAGTCTTTACAAATGTTCCTATTTTATTAAGACTATTAAGTTTATTTATAATAATTAATTTGCTATCTACAATAAAATTTTGCAAATCGAACACTAATTTCAATTTTTTTTGATTAGATTTGTTAAAAAATTTAAGTACTCGCTCTCTTTTAGCTTCAACACCGGCTTTTCCCTTTGGTGAAGATAATTTATCTGCTTGTTTATTATACCTATCGTTAACCCAATCAATCATACCTTTTACATGAGCTGATGTGTTTGTTATACGCTCATTTTTTCTTACTTTAGTATTATTATATGTATTGATTAATAAGTTTAATTCTTTATCTGATTCTATTTCTTTTAATGTTGAAGCGGCAATTTGTTTAAATATTTTTCCAGCATTAGATAAATGCTTAGTAACTTCAGCTGTTTCTTTAGCTGTCATTGTAGCTGTGCCTGATAGGTCTGGAAGAGTTGCATCTTGCATCCAAACTTTAGATGTCTTTTTAAGCTTTGGTACTATTTCAACTCCAAATTCTGCACGCATAGTTTCGAATGTGGCTCCTTCATATCTAGTATGCCATACTATACCAATTTTAGATTTACTTATTTCTTTTTCTAACGCTGAACCAGTAGGTACAGCATAAACGATAGTATTAGGATGGAAAGTAACGTGTTGGACTCCATTTATTTTCTCCTTTTTAAGATCATTTGAATCAAACATAAAATCACCTTGTATAACACCTGTTATACCTAGATCTTTTAAATTATCAAATGCAAGTTTTAATTTTTTATTGAGATCACCTGAAGTATCAGCATTAATATCTTCATGATTCTTATAAACTTTTCTTGCTTTAGCAAATATGCCTTTTTTAGCTACAAAAAATTGTCCATCTTCTGGATCAATTCCCGCAAAAATAGCGGGGGCCCCGTCCCATTTAACCGTAACGTCCACTGGCGCCTTTGCGTTACCTGAAAGCATATCCCTAAGTGCTCGTAATGCTAGGATAGCCTGGCGGGCCCCCTTAACTCCGCCGTCAAGAACTAAATCCTCAATATGTGTCATATGAGTATTCTTTGCGGCCTCTGTTATGAGTTGTTTTTTAAAGCTTAACATTTATTTTAACCTTTAGATTATTATATCCTTTTATTAGTCTATGGTAAACATTTTTTGGTATATAAATTTTGTTTATTCCATTTAAATTATATGGTAGTGTATTTTCAAATTGTAATGACCAACCTTCTCCTTCTAATATTTCTATTTCTCTATCTTCATGATCTCTATGCCAAACAAATTCATTGCTTGGTTTATCAGAATAGAAGGTTCTTATATTGCCTTCATCTTTGTAAGGCTTACCAAAAATAGCTACCACCTCCTTTTAGTCCTAATTCTTTTGCATACTTAGGTAATCTACAAGCCCAATAGCCAGCAGATAATTTATCTGTTTTTGTGTCACAATTATGTCTTGCAGCAAATGATCGTGCTGCATCTCTGTCATTAATTTTGGCTGTAAGCCCGCCTTTTGCATCTCCAAAATTAATTTTTTTGACATTGCCGGTTTTTGGATCCTTAACATATACTACATATTTTCTAGGACCACTTGATCTTTTTGGTTTATTTAATTCTGGTTCGGCTGCTTCAACCATTGGCATTTCCAATGGCACATGTTTACCTTCATATAAACCAAAGCTATTTCTGATTTCTAAAAATGTTTTCATTTTTTTAAAGTTCTCACTATTTTACTTATAAGCATTTTTAGCGCTGTCATATAAGCCCAACCATATCCATGGAATACATGAAAATGATGGTTTTTTTCTATTTCAGATTTAGGACCAAACTTTTTAGTCCAATTATCCACATATTCACCTTTATATCTCAATACTGCATGAGATACTTTCCATTTATTTTTTCTTCCAACTAAGCATATTCCAGCTTGATGAGTTATTAATAACCACCACATTTTAATATGGCTTTCATCACATAATCTGTACAAAATTGAAAGAGCATAATCTTCACAATCACCAACATAGTTTCCTTCTATATCTGGTGTATAAATTATTTTCCAAGCATCAGCCATTCCATATTGATCTTTGTCATATCTATATTTCCATCTTGAATTAAATGATTGTACTATTGCGTCCCTTCTTTTATTGTCCATTTTCATCCTCCAAACTCGTGGCCTGCGACTCGCCTCATTTGTTTTTTATATTCAGCAAAGTCAGGTTTATCTTTGTAAAGTTTTATTGAAATTTCATTTCTTTCTTTACCTTTGATTCTCCATTTATATCCTTTTTCTTTATGTTCAGGATCGGTAGTTTTAACAACACGGCGTTTATAACCTTGTTCCCAAGTTTCACCTTTGTATTTACCTTCACCTTCTGAAAATGATTTAAATGTTTCATTCATTTTTTTAGTCTTAGCCTTAAGCTTTTCTAAATGATCAGTCCATATTTTTAAAGCTGCTCTTAAATTTTCTTTCTTTTCAGGATCCTTTGTGTTTTTTATTGCTTCCTTAGCTCTTTGTTGCATAACTAAAGTGGCTTGAACTTGATGAGCATGTTTTTTACCACTCTTATTAATTATACCAACACCTTTATTTGCTGTTGCTGCATCTTTAAATCCTAAGCCTTTAATAGTTCCCTTTGGATTTTCATCAGTATATAAATCACTATGGCTACTACTTCCTTTATGTTGACCTTTTTTTCTAGGTATTCTTTCTGCAGCCTCATCCAATTTTGGATGGAAGTTTAATTTAATTAATTTACCATCTTTCTTTACAGATTTACCATCAACGATTACTTCTATTGGATATGGCTCGGCATCTTCTAACCAATATGCAACTGTATAACTGCCATCTTCATTCATAGTAATAAGCAAACCTCTAGCATAATCTTCTCTATCTTGTTTAAGAATATATGTTTCCCCACGCTTTAACATGAGGTCAACATCACTATTCTTTACTGCTTCTTGAGCTCGTTTAATTGCTGCATCGCTGGGTGCACCCTTTTCACCTTTTTTACGCATGCGTTCGCCACGTTTTCTTTTTTGATGGATATTGTGCCAAAGGCCTTTGCTTTTTTCTGTTATCATTTTTTTAACTTATATGAAAAGGATTTACCTTTAGCCTGAGATTTTTGTGTTATACCCAATCCTACCATTTTTGCTATTTGGTTAACCATTGCTACACCATCTTTATCGCCATTATTTAGAGCATCTAACATTTTATCTGATAGGCTATTAATAATTTGTTTTACAATAACTGCATTTGGACCAACTAAAGCTTCATCTACTTCTTCATCAAACATACCTGAAGCTTTCATCATTCTTAATGCATCTTTTTTAGCAGCGTCAGCATTTTGCTTATTGATTTTTTCAACAGCCTTTTTAATCATCGCTAATCGCTTTTTCATTTCTTTAGGAGATAATTTTTCTTCTATCTTTGATTCGTCTATTGATTTCCTTCTAGCTTCAATATAAGCTGTAGTCCAGTTTTGATATTTTTTATCCATTATTGATATACCTTTACGTATGCGCTAGAATCTTCTGATTTTGATCCAGCATAATTAACTATTTTTGTTATCCATCTATTTGCTTTAGCACCAGAATTAATATCTGCATAATATAACACATATAGACAGGCCAATTTAGAACCAATCCAATACACATCTTTTTTCAATATTTCTTTTTCGAAATTTTCATATGAATCATTCTTATAAAAATGATTATATAATTTATAGAATATATTAAGATCTCTTTTCTTTTTTCGAGTAATATTTTTTGCTATTTTATTCAAAACTTT